CGTAAGGGAGTTCATTCTAAGAATGCTTCTGTGGGTCAAAAAGGTTATAAGAAAAAATACAGAGGACAAGGTAGATAGTATGAAATTAAGAGTGATACGATTTAGTAGTGAAGAAGATTCTACAAGTGGTCTTTTGTTTGATGTAACAGATGGAGTAAAGTTTCTGTGTTATACTTTAGAAGATGAGTATAGACCTATGGAAGAAAAGGTTGTAACAGAAACTAGAATACCAGAAGGAACATACAGAATAACATTAAGAACGGTTGGTGGAATACATAACAAATATAAAGAAAGGTTCTCAGATATACATAAGGGAACTTTATGGGTAAGAGATGTTCCGAACTTTGAGTATATACTTATACATTGTGGTAATACTGATGAGCACACTGCTGGTTGTTTGCTTGTTGGAGATACTCAAGTTAATAATCAAATTGAAAAAGATGGTTACATAGGAAAATCAACTCAAGCCTACAAAAGAATATATCCTCCTATAGCGAAAGCTTTAGAGGATGGAAAGGAAGTAACAATAGAATATATTAACTTAAATAAATAAAAAATGGAAATTTTAAAAAAGGTTTTTAACTCAAAAAAGTTTTGGTACACAGTTGGAGCGATATTTGTACCATTTATCGCAGCTAAATTAGGTTTAAGTGAGGCTGAGGTAGAGAAAGTATATTACGCTATACTTACTTTAATTTTAGGTCAAGGTATTGCTGATATAAGTAAGAAGTAATATGAAGTTTAAGAATCCTATAAAAAGCTGGGTTGGTTCTGCTATAGCGGACAATGCAGTTAAACCAATTACTGAACTTGTAAAAGCGGTTTTAGAACTGTTTAAAGACAATAAAGGTAAATGGTCTAGTAAAAGAACAGTATCAGGAGTTATAGTATTAGCTGCTTCAGCTGATATTACAGCAAATGGTATAACAACAGAGAATTTAATACTTGCAGGAATAGGTGTATTACCACTTATATTTTCAACATTTGAAAAAAATCCTGTATGTAATACGAATTGTTGTAAAAAATAGTTATCTTTGCGGTAACTACACTGGCTCTAAAGGGGGCTTTTCTAATGTTGATTAGTAGTTTTTTAAGGTGTAAAAGGGGGTCAGTGTTCGGCTCCCTTTTATTTTTTTACTATATTTAAAGAAAAACTATGAAAGAATACGGAAAAAGAATTAGACTAACACCAGAAGAAGAAGAAATGATTTACGAGAGTAGGTCAGGAACTTTAACTAATGTAAATGGAAACACAGCATTAGACACTCACCTAGAAGAAAGAGGTATAAAAAAAGAAGATGTTGTAAGTGTAAAACACTGGCAATCATCAAGCGGAGAATATAGGTTTAGTATAGTTACAAAAGAAGATGGTTTTGACCACAATAGTGTTTTTAAACAAATCAACAATTTTATATCAGAACACGCTCCATATTACCCAAAAAGAAAAAAAGTTAAAAAAGATATCAACAGCCATTTGTTAGTTATAAACCCAGCTGATATACACATAGGTAAATATTCTAACGATTACGAAACAGGAGATGGTTATGACATAGACACAGCTGTAGAAAGAGTTATAGAAGGTATCAATGGTATATTGTGGAAAACAAAATCATTTAATATAGATAAGATTTTATTCTGTTTAGGAAATGATATATTACATATAGACAATGTATATAATACTACAACAAAGGGAACAAATCAAGATGTAGATGGTAAATGGTGGGAACACTATGAAATTGCTTTAGCTTTATATGTAAAGTGTGTAGAGATTTTAAGAGAAGTAGCTCCTGTTGATTGTGTACACTCTATGTCTAATCACGATTATCAAAGTGGTTTTCATTTAGCACACTCTTTAAAAAGTTGGTTTAGAAAATGTAAAGATGTTACTGTAGACGCTTCTGTTTCAAGTAGAAAGTATTATAATTATGGTAATAGTTTAATTGGTTTAGAACACGGAGATGGAGCTAAAATGGATAAATTACCATTACTTATGGCTCAAGAACAACCAGAACTATGGGCAGAAACTAAATTTAGATATTGGTATTTACATCATTTACATCACAAAGTAAAACACAAATGGTTAGACGCTAAGGACTATATAGGTTGTACTGTAGAGTATTTAAGAAGTCCTAGTGGTACTGATAGTTGGCATAGTAGAAAAGGATATACAGGAGTTCCAAAAGCTGTAGAAGGTTTTTTACACGAGAAAGAAAATGGTCAAGTAGCAAGAATAACACATTATTTTTAACACTTAAACAACCCTTCATTAAGAGTTTATAGTACTCTTATATATATAAAGATAAAGATAAATATAAGGATAAATACTAAATTATATATAAAATAATTTGGCAGTTTAAAAAATTCTTCGTATCTTTGTATAAGATTTCAAACAATAAATAGTATTAACCTTAAAAAACTAACTATTATGAACACAACAAATCAAGCAACTAATTGCACAAATTACAAAGATGTTATTAAGTATGTTATAGACACCAATGAGTTTGAGTGTTATCTCAGCTCAGACCAATGCGCATTTATATATAAGTATGTTTGCGATGGAGGAGATGACATATTTGGAGATGGTATAGAGGTAGAGTTTGGTATAGATGTTGATTACATTAAACTTGTAGTAGACTTAGAAGATTGGCAAGAAGAGGACTACGAAGTATATACACAAACAATAAAGTATATTGACAAAACATTTTTTCATATTAACATAAATCATAATTATATATCTGATGTACATTGTGAGGTAGCTGGAGATGTAAATGATTGGTGTGATAGTTATATTACAGAAGCTACATATCATAATCCACACACACCAAAAGAATTTGCAAGAGAGATGACAGATATAGAATTAGAACATATACACCCTGACTTTGTTTACGAAGCAGTACTAAATCAAATATATTAACCAAATAAATAATAATAAAATGACAAAAAAAACTATGACACAAAAACTAAACGGAGAAGCTTACAAAGTAGAAACCAGAAAAGAAGCTCTTAGAAGGCTTTACACAGACAATGGTCTAACAGAAGAAGATATATACAAAGACAAGAGAGGATTTGTTATTATCACTAGAACAGGTATAGACAAGATTGTATCTAAACAAAACATAACTGTAGCTTATGAAGTAGTAACTATGGATATAGAAAAAGGATATGTAGTTCTAAAGGCTGTAGCAACAATCAAAGCTAAAGATGGTACAGTTAGAAATATGATGTCTTTTGGAGAGGCTGCTGATAATAACCTTATGGGAGGTGGTAAAAAGTTTCCTGTAGCTATGGCAGAGAAAAGAGCTATGTCAAGAGTTGTTCTAAAGATTGCAGGATTCTATGAGCAAGGAGTGTTTGGACAAGACGAGATTGTAGACTAATGAATGAAGATTGGTTTGATGAACTAACCAATGGTAAGCCTCTATTATGCACAGTTATGCAAATGAGTATGATAGAGAGCTTACTAAGAATTAGTCCTATATCACAAACACAGAAAGAGTTGATATACAGAAACTTAGAAGATATGTCTGAATTAGAAGCAGAAGAATTGATAATTGAACTAAGGAAAGATTGTATAGAAACTGATGTTAGAAAACAATGGGAACAAATGTTTAATCAAAATAAACTATAATTATGAAAAACAACTATGACAACATAAGAAAAGCCAAGAATGAGTTAGAGGCTATTCTTCGTATTAGAGGTATATCTAAAAGAAGGTTTGGTAGAATAATAAATGTTAAAGGAACTACAATAGATAAATATTTATACAATCCTTTTCATTTAAAATATTATCATATGGCTAGACTAGCAACATTCCTCAACTTAGAAGTAAAAGACATAGTAGATGTTATTGAGGTAGACATACCAGATAGACATAACATATATGTTAAAGGAGAAGAAGATTACGATATGATACAAGTTTTACCAACACAAAATAGATAATATGCAAATAGATAGTATAGAAAAAGATAAAAAGAAAATAGAATTAGTATATGAATACATACAAAGAGAGTTTAAAATAAATAAAAATCAAATACATAGTAAGGTAAGAACAAGAGATATAAACGACGCAAGAAGATTGTTTTGGTATGTTATGAGAAATTATTTTGAGTACACCTTTCATAGGATAGCAAATATTACTTTACACAATCACGCAACAATAATTGCTGCTTGTAAAAAGTTTGATGAATATTCAAGTATATATCCAAAAATTACAACAATACCATATAAGGATATATGTTTTCAATTAGACTTAGTAAAAGATTCTTTAGAAGAACAAGTAATAGAATTAAAAC